GCCCTGCCCCCCTCGGTATCAGTACTAACAACAAGCGTTCAACAACCATCAACAGTCACAACACATGTGCGCCCCCGTAGAAAAGATCAACCCCATTCCTTGGTCAGCCTATGCCAGGTGATCGCCTCTATTAAAAAATCCCCTTTATTGCTACGCAAGGGGATTTTCTACCCATGCTAAATCATCACTACCAACCGAAAGGGACATCATGTCCGCATTAGAGCAATACAGTGAATTCCTGACCGAGGTTGCCGAGTACCAAGATGAGGTATTTGATACCAACCGTGACGAAATGTTCCGCTTGATCGAGATGCTTGAGCCTATGTTTGGCGATCAGGTTTACGATCTTGTCCTCAAGAACGAATCAATCTTCTCAGGTCTTGACCTTGACGATGCTGTGGCCGCATACAACTTTGTGTGTGACCCAACCAGCATTCTCTTCTAACTAATACAACACGATTGGTCGTGTCTAACTTCATGAACCTTGCGATAACCCTGGCAAGCAAAACATTGGGTCACTAACCACTACATGAAATGGATCATCATGAACACCTCAATCTCAAGCGACAGCAAGTGCTGTTCAGAGTGTGGCGACACATTCCAAGGCCCATCATTCCCAATCCCTGGCACTACAGACTTCTGTGGTCAATGCTATGGCTTTGTGGACGGAGTTTACCAAGGCGAGTAATCGCACTGTCCATTGGTGGACATTAAACAACATAAACCAACCGTTGACCCAGAGGTTGCAAATCACAGGGTCTATATAAATTCTAGAACCACGACTAACTAGGAGAATATCATGAAGGGTTTACCTATCGCAGTTGTCCCACAAGGGAATATCGTACAAATCTGGTTTTCGTCACCTACAGGCGACTCATCAGACAGTTTCCAAATGAACTTGCCTTGTCACAACAATGAACAGGCACGTGCCATTGCAGCCGAATACAAGTCCATGATGACTGCACAAGAATCATTGGCTAACGCCAATCTCAAAATTCAGTCTCTAACAGCAACTCTCATCACACACTACGACAAGTCGTGGTTTGACCAGACTGTGAGTTTCTAATGAACTGGTTTGGCTTGTTCACCTGTGCATCTATTGTGGTCGCAATCCTTGGCAGAATTGTCTACGAGATGGGCTACGAGCGTGCAATCAAAGACATCAGCGTTTCTAAAAACTGGTGTCTAAACCGTAAATAAACTCAATGTATGTGCCTGGTTTGGGGGAGCAGGTTTGTCCCCCAAACACAGTCACAACTGAAAGGAAATCATGGCAACTGTTCAACTACCTAAATTGACCAAACGTGTATACCCTAAATCTTCACGACCTAACTTCAGTGACGACTACCCATATGCACAACGTTACTTCCACAAAGCCTTTTCAGATCAGGGCATTTCTGCTGAAAATTTGACTATAGATCAGATTGAGCAAGCTTGTTTTGAGTATTCAACTGGCGATCGTCGCAACCGACAGGAGTCTGACTGGTATGAGACTTACCAGTTCTTTGATGACTTCGTTCATGACGATGACAAGCATGGCATGCTGCGTAAAGGCGAGCGTGAGCATGAGCCTGACTTCAACGATGGTGACTGTCGTTGGTCGTTTGGTTACGTTAAGTAAGCGGTCACTATGGCTCACTTGCCCCCGCAGGGATGCGGGGCAAGATGATCCAAAACATAAAAAAAGTTATTCCAAAAAATCAACCTAACTGAAAGTGAGAATGAAATGAATGTAGAACTTATTGTTGCTGGGGTTTCTAACCCTGGTCCTAAAAATACCAATGTGGCGTTCACTGTTGATGGTAACGGTGTGCGACGTGAAGCATGGATTCCTAACGAGACTGTGAAGACTTACAACATCACAGCCGGAACCAAACTGATCGTAGAGCAGGTCGCAAAGATTGGCGACGTTGAGACACATTGGGAAAACGCTGAGGGTGACATGATCGAACACAAGTACCCAAAGCAACGCATCCGTCTCGGTGGTTCACTAGAAATCATTGCAGCCGAGTACGAGGAAATTAAGCCACTCGCAATTGTTGGTGCTTAACTAACACACATCGCCTGGCTGGTTGGGGGTTAACACTCCTAACCGGTCAGGCTTTTTCATTGACACAAACTTGTATCGGATGGGTTTCACTTTGTTTAATTTTCTATTTTTTATTTTTTTATCTATCGTTCTTAGTTTTCTAGTCGTTGTAATTATTGGTTTCATGGACAAAAAGCAAACAGCAAAAATCAATTCAAAAAAATATCATCCAGCAGGGAAGGGACAAAATGCCAACAGAACAGTTTGAATACCATTGCGAAGACTGCGGTACTGGTCTAGAAGAAGACGAAATCAATATCAACGACTATTCGGATATGATTCGTTGCTACAGCTGTAACCGTGACTATCTCATCGAGATGGAAGAAAACGAAGAAGAAGATGAAGATGAATCGTTAATCCATAACTACGGTCATCATCCTCAAGCAAACTTTCTTTCGGATGACGGTACTAGTTCTTACTATCAACCAATGCAATCAGAAGGCCGCCCAGTACTCATGATGGGTATCGAAGAAGAAGTAGAATCTCGTAAGGGTAATCTAACTTCGGGTGCGGAGTATGTGTTAAACACCATCAACCGTCGTGGGGAAGATGTTGTTTATCTTAAGGAAGACGGCTCCATTTACAATGGTTTCGAAATCGTGTCGCATCCAGCGACGTTGGGTTTCTTCATGAACCATTTCAAATGGGACGGCATCAAGGGCCTTTCAAAGCTCGGCTTCGAGTCTTGGAATGCTAAGTCATGTGGTCTACACATTCACATGACACGTAAAGCGTTTGCTAACGATAAACATCTGTTCAAGTTCCTCAAATTCATTTACGGTAACCCAACAGAACTTATTCAATTTGCTGGACGCAATTCGACTTATGCCAAGTTCGATGTGGACACCTTCCTTAATTCATGGAACGATTACGGCGAGCGTGATTCTGTCCGTGGCTCATCATTCATGAAGATGGCCAAGCATGAGACAATCAACGACGACCGTTATTGCGCCGTGAACGTACGCAATGTACAGACTATCGAGTTACGGTTCTTCCGTCCTTCGCTCAAGCCAGAGACAGTTCAAGCCGCTCTACAGTTCTGCGACGCTGCGTTTAATTACACAGAAGAAATAACTACACCCCAGGTTATGTCCGGCAACGCTCTTGCGTTCAAGTCGTTCAGAAGCTGGGTCAAAACTCAAACCGACCGCTATCAAATCCTCGACGACCGCATCACGCTTCGTCTCGGAAGTTAAGGGAAAACTATGTGCTTACTAACATTCATACCAAGCTATGTCATGCCTGACATGGAGAAGTTCCGGATCGCTGCTATCAGTAACCCTGATGGTTTCGGATTCGCAATCAACACAGGCAAAAAGATTGTTACAGGACATGGTATGGACTTCAATGAAGTTGCTAACAAGTTCGTAGAACTTCGCACAACTCATCAAGGTCCAGCAACATTCCACTTCCGTTGGGCTACTCACGGTTCTGAAACAGTTGACAACTGTCATCCATTCTTCTTGGGTGAAGACAAATCTTCTGTGGTCGCACATAACGGCATCTTGCCTGTTGCAATTCCAAAAGGTGACACACGTTCTGACACCAAAGTATTCGCAGAAGACATCATGCCAGCCGTTGGTGGCATTACATCACTAGATGACAATGACTACTTCAACAAGTTATCAGAGTGGGCAAAAGGTTCAAAGCTTGTGTTCCTAACTACACATGACGATGCCAAGTACGACTTCTACATTCTCAATGAACAAGATGGTCACTGGGCTGACGACATGTGGTGGTCTAACTCGTCTTACAAAACTGTTCCGTACCGTTCGTATGGCTACGGTTCAATGTGGAACGACTGGGACTACGGATACGAGTCAACCTACAACAACATGACACGTTGGGATCAAAAAGTCTCAGAAGATTATGACGATGAGTACGATCTCAAAATTGATGCAGTGTTCGAGCAGTTCAATGTGTTCATGACCGACCTCGGTCCTAACACAGCGTTGCTTGAGTGCTACACATGTGCCCACACAGATGTCATTCCCAGCGAGAAAATCGTTACGCAATGCCCTGCATGTAACGCTTGTCTGTACTGCGGAGCCCATCATGACTGCGGATGTTGGGACGATTTATACCAATCATTCGACGTAGAAGCTCACAACAGTGAACTTCCATCTTTACAAACCACACACCCTAGTTACCACTGAAAGGAACAGCAATGCCAACCAGAACAACAGATATTCTACTAAGCGAAATGACAATAAGTGATGAGATGAAAGAACTCATTACTTACTACATCGACAAACGTGTAGAAGAACGTACTGCAGAATTGTCCACACCAGACACCAATGCAGTAGCAGAAGTAATCAAGAATTCAACATCATTTGCAAGAAAAGTTCGTGTGCAAATAATGGACTCACTTGATTACAGTTTGATTGCAGAACAAGCAGGAAACCAAATCAACTTAGATGAAATTGTAGAAAAACTTATGTCTGAAGATCCGTCGATACTCAGCTCACGTTTACATTCTGCAATCTTATCCAACAGTCGCTTCCGCTCTGTTGTCACTCATTGTGTACAAGAAGTTCTACGGAACTATTCAATCGCTGATTCAATCGAACAATTAGTCAGTGACAAAATGGTTAACACATCTAATGACTCTGCAGAAAAAGCAGTAACAATCATCATGCAACGTCTAACCCAGGGGGCTGATGTCTAATACAACATTCAATGTTTACAAGCCTAACTTCATGTCTCAGGGTTCCTGCATCGGGTATCCAACCAGATGGTGGTTCCCTGAACATGGAGATGAAAAAGAACAGCAAGACCAATTAAAAGCAGCAAAAGAAATATGCAACAAATGCCCTGTGCGTTTGCAATGCTACGAGTTCGGTTCACGAACTGGTTCAGCAGGCGTATGGGGTGGTGTAACACTAGACCGTGGTAAACCTACCCGGAGAGGAAAAAATCGTGCAAAAACTAGATGATCTAAAATATATTGATCGACACATCGCCAACTCTCTTGAGTTGTCAAACATCGATCCTTATCACATTCCAAAAGCAATTCTATTCGGCATCGAAACATTCAATGGTGAGCCACCACTAACTGTTGCAATCTGTGGTGAAGATGACGTTTACGACATGCTAGAAAGCGCAGAGAATGCAAAGCAACTAGCACCGTACACAAAGTTCGGTGTTGTTTGTTGCGGGTGGGCAGCACCATTACCAACAGACGGTACTGAATATGACGAGTCAGTAAAACCAAGCGAACATAAAAATCGTCGTCGTGTTCGGTTATTCACCATGTACTACGACGGTGATGTGCTGTCATCAATTCGCTTCAGCGATGACAATGACAACCCAATCTACGATTCAGCTGGCGATGCATCAGGTTCATTGCAAGATGCACTAATAGATATGTACGTACATTCACGCTTCTTCAAGGAGATAGAAGGCATTAATGATTAGCGAACACTGGGTTCCAACAGTTGATATTCCAATGACACTTAGTGCATTAGTGAATCTTATTCCAGCAATCAACAATCAAATGCTAGAACTAACCACTAGAATCATGGAAGAGACAGAAAACATACTGCTAATCAACGCAACTGTAGCGAGCCTGAGATCGCTCTCGGATGTCCGTAATGAAATCGAAACAACATTATTTATGTGTTTCGAAATAACCGAACAAGGAGAATAGTTTGATAGCCCAAATTTTGTTAGCCGCAGGTCTTGCAATAACACCAATCAATGACAAAGACAAATACGTCTACTCATCGCCCAATAACTATGCTGCGATAACTGTGGACGCAAATGCTAAGTGCCCACAATGGTGGCATCTAGCAAATTCAGTCGGTTGGTCAGCAAAGAATCTCAAAAAGCTGGACAAAATTATGTGGCGTGAATCCCGTTGCGACTTGTATCAGGTCAACCGTAAAGACCCTAATAGGGGCTCTTGGGGTCTGATGCAAGTGAACGGCTTCTGGATCGATTATCTCTCGTCTCGGGGCATCCTAGAGCGTCTGAAAGACCTTCAAGACCCATCAATCAACCTCAGGTCTGCCCTAGCCATCTACAACTATGCAGAAGCAAAACACGGCAACGGTTGGGGGCCTTGGGGCGAATAGTGTCGGGAGTGGTTCCCCGATAGGTCAGGGGGTTTGGTTATCTTTCCCTTTCAAAGCCAAACCTACCTGACCACCCATCCCCACCCATCCAGTTCCCATGTGATAGTTTGGGGGGAACCAACGGAGGGGGGCACGGCAAACAGAACGCTCGTCCCACCCATGGTGGGCGAGCTTATTACTTCCACAAACAAACAAAGGAAAACATGAGAATAGACGGTAACCGTATCTACGTCCGTCAGTCTTGGCTCGGGGACGCTTTGATGTGTCCAGAACGTGCTCGGCTGTCTGCCTTACATCCAGAGACTCGTAAAGAAAACGATTCAGCAATGATGGGTACTGCCTGTCATGCTGGCATTGAAGCAGTTCTTCGGGGAGAAATCGTCCCGTCAGATATTGCAGAGTATTCAGTTAATGCGTTTCGCAAAGCGGAAACGCAATTGCTTATTCAAGCCAAGAGAATCAACATCACTAATACTGATCCTGCTAAATGGAACAGCCATATCGCATCCATGGCGGATGCGTGGGTTCGTGACATCATGCCTAACGTTCCAGAAGGTGGCGAAACAGAATTCAAATTCGAAGCCAAGGTTGGTGCGATCACTAACGAACTTTTCGAATACGAACTATGGTACGAAGGTACTATGGACTACTTCCATACCGCAGGTATCTGGGACTGGAAGACCGCTGCTCGCAAGTATTACGAAGCAGAAAAGCAAACACAAAATATTCAATCATCTATTTATGCAGAGGCTGCATTTCAGATGGATCTAATTGATTATCCAGTTGACTTCAACTTCGGCGTTATGATTCGTAACGCTTCAAGTACCGGTCAGATCGTACGTATCAAACGTCGATTCGAACACGGCCAGTGGATTATCAATCAGACAAAAGCCATTGTCACAGGTATACTGACAATGCAAAAGTACTTGCCATCAGAAAAATGGCTAGTCAATGACCAGCACTTCTTGTGTTCAGACAAGTGGTGTCCAGTATGGTCAATGTGCAAGGGCTCTTACCTTAAGGGCGAAACTACAAATGCCGAGGAGGCACAATAATGGATAAGGACAGGGCAATTATCACCCAAGTCTGTGCAAAAATTGCAGCAGACCTAACTACACAAACAACGGATGTGGACGCAAAACTCGGAGAGTTCGCAACCTTGTTCGCATCAATCACCGACATCATGATGGAAAGCATTTATGGTTCAGCAACGGCTGTCAAAGCAGCCGAACAAAACACCAATGTTGTTCAGATGGTTAAAGAATCATTCAACGCTGAAGAAATCAGCACACCAAAAACAACTTCAGGTTCAGTAACTGTTGCTGGTAAACAGCATGGCGATTTGCCAGACTGGCTTATCAAAGCTTGCAAGCGTGATGGTGTAAGCAAGGTGTATGACAACCGTGATGGTTTGGCTTCAAACCCAAAGCGCCCGCACTTCAAAGCAGTTGATGCTGAGAAGGCTTACTGGCCACCACGAGGTAAGTAATGAGACTTTCTGCTGATGAAATTTCAGCAGGTTGGGAGAACGTGGGGCGACTATCCGCAGTCGCTCCACTTCCCGAATATCGTATGTACACCCCGCTCGCTGAAGCGGCTGATTCTTTTGTCAGATGGGCACAGTCTCCTCAAGATCGTGTTCATCTTGGTATCCCTAAAATAGATACAGAGTTACGTGGCATTGCGCCAGGTGAAATTGCAATGATGCTCGGGTTCGCACACGGCGGTAAGACGCTGTTGCTACTTCATGCTTTGCGTAATAACAGAGACAAGCATATTGCCATGTTCATTCCTGATGAACCTAGACAACTTGTGCTAACAAAGTTGACCTGCATCCACCATAATATTGATGCAAGAGAACTTGAAGCACGTGTTGCCTCTGATGACATTCATGCAATCAATCTGTTACGACAAACAGCGGAAGAAGACTTTCCTAATCTCGCTGTGTTCGACCAACCTCTGACTAGTTCCGACATGGAACGTGCGTACGGAGAAGTATCGGATGTGTGGGGTCAAGCCCCAGACTTAGTTGTTGTTGACTACCTTGACCTTGTGGAAGCAGGTGAAACTGTTCCTGACAAAGCCACCTTTCTTAAAGGTTTCGGTCGTCGTCATGACATCCCAATGCTGGTCTTACACCAGACATCTCGCACCGCAGGTGCGGATGGCAAGAAGTTAACCATGTCATCAGGTGCGTTCGGTGGTGAACAGCAAGCAACTTCTGTTATCGGTGTTCGTCGCCGTAAATATGAGATTGCTGCCGAAATCAATGAACTAATTATGAAACTAGATCGCTCACATTCCGAGCGTGCTCAAGACCGTTTGGACTTCCTACGCCACGAAGCTCGTATTCACGAGCACACAGTTACTGTGTCGTTGCTCAAAAACAAGCGTCCTGCCGGTCAACTAGTCGATGACGTTGACTTCGAACTTGACCCTGCTACTGGCAGACTTTCTGCTTTGGAACATGGAGCATTGCCTGACCAGTATCACACTCAGATGGGGTTGATCTTCAATGACTGATGCAGTAGAAATCTTTATGGACCTTTTCAAGGGTCGTTCAGATGCATACGGCACTTGGTCAGGTGGGTCTGTTCGTAGCGAAGTTAACTACAGTTCCTTTGCACGTCACCTAAACGGAGAAGAACTCATTGGTATTTACCCACTTACCAGTGAGTCCACCGTCAGGTGGGGTTGTTCTGACATCGATGTCGATGATCTAGATGCTGCCCGTAATCTTCAGACAGCGTTCAAGATGAAAGATGTTGCTTCATACGTAGAGAAAACTGTCAAGGGTTATCACGTTTGGGTGTTCGCTGATGAATGGATTCCTGCTCCGGTTATGCGTAGGGCTTTTCTTTCAGCCCATCAGGTGATCGGGTTAGCCCCTAAAGAAGTTAATCCAAAGCAAGAAGAAGCCACTGGGCTTGGTAACTATGTTCGCCTGCCATATCCAGATGGGTACGACCAGATGCCAGAAGTTCGCTACATGTTGTTTGATGCCCAAGATGTCCCAATGACATTGGCTCAGTTCCTAGCTAGTGCGCCATACAATCGCACGTCAATCAACCTGCTCAAGCCTTTGGCTGACTTGTATCGTCCGCCTCGCAGAGCTGTTGTTGAGCCAAACATCAATGCCCCAATCAGAGAATCACTCAAGTTCATCAACGGTTATATTGCCAACATCTGGCGTAATGGCCCAATGAATAACGGTGACAGATCAAACACTTTGGTTCGGATGTGTCACTACATGCGTGAGTACGGCACCCCAATCAATCATGCCTACTGCATTCTTGTGGACGCAGACAAAAGATGGGGCAAGTTCCACGAGCGTCCTGACGCCGTGGTACATTTGACTAAAATAATCGAAGACGCTTACGGAAAAGAAATGACAGGTGACCAATGAAAAAACTTCAGTTCCACCAATTCTTTGATATACGTCCACGTTCCAAGGGGCGTCCTCGTATGACCCGTTCGGGTAGGGCTTATACTCCAAAACTTACAGCAGAGTATGAGGCCGCAATCGGTTCTATGTATAAAGGTCCAATGTTTGAAGAAGGACTGCTTAGCGTAAAACTTCGCTTCACTGCTCAAGGTACAGAGTTGCTTATTGAGCGTGTTGAAGAAAATCCTAATGTCGAACAACCTAAAAGAAAACTTACTGGTGACATTGACAATTATGCAAAGTCTTTGCTTGATGGTCTGAATGGTATTGCGTACACAGACGACAAACAGATTGTCATTCTCCATTTGGAGAAAGCATGAAACCAGCAACCAAAAAGTTCAGCCAAAAACAATATGTTCTAGATGATGATGCAAAGATTCAGTTAGTTAACTGGCTGAACAACAATGGGTACATGGCATGGATTAATCCAGATAAGTTCGGCATTGATGTTCTGGCTAAAAAAAACAACGAAGACTATGCGTTTGAAGTTGAAGTAAAACACAACTGGAAGCAACCAGAGTTCCAGTATAAAGAAGTTCATTTCGCTGCAAGAAAGTTTAAGTTTCTTAAAGCTGCTGACAATGTTGTTTTCGTTATGTTCAACCATCAAAGAAACAAAATGTTGTTTGTTAATGCTAAACATTTCACCAAGGTTGTCAGCAAGAATACAAAGTACACTTCTAACGAAACGTTCTTTGAAATCCCTATTGAGAATTGTGAAATAGTGGATTTTGCGTAACAGAGAAACGCACCTTAGTCCGTCTATCTCCGCTACTTTGCGTGGAGGACGAAGACCAGAGACGCCCATTGAGGCGTTGATGATGGCTAGCGCTAATGAGTATCCGCTCGAATCTGTTATTGAACTTCAGCCTTTGCGTGAGGCTATTGCTGAATGCATAGAAAAACTTTCGGATGAAGATCGTTTTATTATTGATGCAGTCAACTCTGAGGTTGTATCATTGCAAGAACTTGGTGACCGCCTAGGCGTATCCAAACCGCATGCATGGAGATTGCGTAACGCCGCTTACGAACGTCTCAAAATTGTAATGCTTGAAAATACTATTATTCGTGAAAGATTAGGACTAGATGAAAACGAGACAGATCACAGTGGGTTTTGATGCTCAGGTCGACATTTATGAAGTTGCTGCTTTATTGGCAAAAACGTTTGGCAATACTACTGTGGGTCAGGGAGTACCGACAAACGGTATTCCGTCAGGGTACTTATTTGTTGAAAATAAGAGAAGGAAGAAAACAAATGTCTGAGCAGGGAGACTGGATCTACGACATTGTTCCCGAAGATCAGGTCAACTCAATGAATTACAATGCGTCAAAGATTGAGCTCAATATGCAGGGTGGTGTGAGTATTGTCCTCAGTGCCAACAATGAATCAGCCATTGACTTGTGTCAACATTGGAAACGTTGCTTGCAAGGTGAGCCTAAGTCTTGGATAAAGATCAGTTCGTTCGTGTCAGGTATTGTCGCTACAATAGAAATGCATTTAGACGAAGAGGGGATTAATCCGTATGAGAGTTAAATCTGCTTGGCCACTAGTTGCCATTCATTGGCGTGATGCTTTCGATGGCGAAAACGGTTGGACTGACATCGAAAAGTATGAACCAGAAGACACTACAGTTGTGACTGTCGGGTGGCTTTGGGAAGATTGTCTAAATGGTTATCTAACTGTCGTCAATAGTTATTTCCCTGACGAAGTTGCAGATCCAAAGACTGTTGGTATGCCTACTCACATCCCTGTCGGGATGGTCATTGACATCTTTATGGTTGAGCAACCTCTGGTATACCTGCCAGATTCTGACGAATCTGAGCAAAAGCCTTCCGCACCTTCTCCGGACTATCAGCCATATCCGGAGAAATTTCAAGATGCAACCAGTCGCCCGAAGGCGCCCCTGAAATCACGTGCTGCTTATAGGCGCTCCAAGCGTCCCTAGAACATTGCCAGCCACGTCCGTGTGGCTTGGGGAAGTAATCCAATATTGCTTCTAGTCCGATTAAGTCTGCGTTCTCTGTGAGAATCTTGCAGATTCGTACGGCTTCTCGTCTACCGTTCTTAACGCCTTTTGCGCCCACATGTCGGTAACTTAAATCGACCGCCCTACCTGTTGCATGCACGCTTAGCGATTCTTTGGAGCGCATGTTTCGTACACCAAAGTCGCCATTGTTCCACAACGCTCCGTTGCTAAGTTTTATTACTTCGTCAATAAATACTTTCATACCTGGGCACAAGCCTTTGGCTGCGCCATCTTTGTTTCCTGTGTATGGTCGTTTCATTTTTTCTCCTAGTTATATTTTCGGATGGGGCTTCCCAAGTATCCAAGCCATGCGTTCAGCTGGCTTAGTCCGTCTCTACCTACAAGTCTTTCGGCTTGTCCGGCTGGCGGAGCCAAGCCAACTAATGCTGCCATTAGTCTTTCTTGGCCAGTGTCGAATTCTTTTCCAGTGAATGCTGACTTGCCAGCAATTTGTTCTGCTGGGACTTTCAACAATGGGTTCATCTTGTTGAGCATCTTCATCGGGTTGGTCAAGTCGCTGAGTTCTTGTGGGATTCTTGTGAATCCAATGTCTGGCATTGCATACAGTCCTTCACCAAATGGCAGTCTGAATCCACCCATCTCACGTACGAATGGTGGTGCTGGGTCTTCGCCTTCAAAGTTGCGCTTGAACGAGTTGTAGATCAAGTATGGCTTAGGGTTCAACCACATGTTTGTTATCTGTGTTGACATGTTGCGTGAGTAGAACAACCAGAACGGAATGATCTGTCGCATTACTTTGTCTACTGATGACAGGTCTTCGTAGTCGAAAAAGAATCGTTTCACTCTTGCTTGTGCAAGGCCGGCATCGCCGCCTTTCATCGCTGAGTCAAATGCTAATACGAATCGGCTGTAGTTGTCTGATGCTTGACCAATTGCTTGGTTCTTACGAATCAACCAGTTGTCGTAGATACGTGAGCCACCTGTGGCTTCCTTGAAGGTTTCGCTAAAGATACCTCCACCACCACCAAGTGCACCTCTGCGTGCAACGTTCAATGGTTTAACCATTTCAGGTTCAACGGTCTTCAAAAAGTCGTCCCAACTAAGTCCAGACTTCTGTGCTTTCAACCACTTGAAGTAATAGGGTGTTGCTTTAATCATGTTGTCAACATCTGCATCAGCAAGTATGAGTTGCATTGCGTTCGAGATTGCGTTGCGCACATGGAATCCTGGGCTGAGTGTTGCGTAAGCCTTAAAGAACTTTGTGTATGGTCCAATGTAGTAAGCAAGCTTGCGCACAAACTCCGGATCTTCGATCCGAGTTGCGGCATCCCATAGTTGTTTGAACTCTGGACTTGCCTGCAAGCCGGGGAAATACTTCTGGTCCAACTGTTGCCAGCCAGCCTTGAGGCTTCTGCCCACTTCGGCAAATGCTTCTACTGGTAATCCGTCCACAAGTTCGCCCGTTGATAACAGAATGCGGCCATCGTCCATAACTCGCCCGCCACCATCAATCATCTGCTGTATTCCAGCGACTGTGCGCTCTTCAACTTGTGCGTCGCTAAGACGCATGGCTGTCTGCCAGAACTGCACTTCTGCTTCGGCTTGGTTCAAGATGACTACATCAATTGCATCAATCTGATCTTTGGATCCAATGTGCTTAACAACACGCATTGCATCTTGCATGACTTTCTTGCCAACTTGATGGCGCTCGTACAGATCGCCTTGCTTCATCGCATAATCAGCAGTTATCTGTGCACGGTCACTTGCGCCACGTACTGTGGCTCGCTGTGATGTGGTCGCATCTTGCAACACGGACATAACATCCTTAATGTTCTGCTCCAAGACACCAAGTCTTGCCGGGTCAACTTCTGCCTGCACCGCAGCAAGTGAGTCGTATCGTGAACGTAAATCATTTACAATCTGCAACGTGCGATCGGTCTGCTGACCGGATCGACTGCCAAGTCCAGCCACAACACGCAGTTCGTCCACAATCGTCTTGTCGGGTATGCCCTGAGTCTTAGTCGGCTTTGCACCTTTGCCAACAACCTTGTCCCTAGATCCGTAGAACAATGGGTCATCCCAGTCCGATGCAAGATCGCCTTCCTTGCCAAACACTGACCTTGTTGTGGACGCATCTGCAAGTTCATCAGGGCTTTTGGCCATGACGTTAAGTTCATCTTGCACAGCACGTTGTGTGGTTTCACGCACATCTGCGCCACTGTCGACTTGCCGCCATGCGGCAGAGTCTTCAGGATTCATCATCAAATCCATTGCATCGGATTGTGCAGCTTTACGCTCATCAATAATCTGAGCCAGTCTCTGCTGTGGTGTCAGCGTGTAATCGGTTTCCCTAAGTGGAGTTTCTTGTACAGATTGAATCAACTTGCGACGTTCACGTATGAGTTTATTCATCTGACCCTTGGTGTAGTCAGTCTCAATACCTTCAGACTTTAGTATCTCAAGCAACTTAAGTTCTTCTTCAAGTTGTGGTTGCGACTTTGTTTCAAGCGGTGTCTTTAGTACACGATCAAGTTTGTTTCTACCTGCTCGTGCATTCTCCAACAATGTCAATGAATTGCTTGACAAATCCTCTACGTTTGCAAGTCGTGGGTTAACAACCAAACTTGGTCCAAGATCGTTCAACAACTCTTCAGGGCCAGGGCGATAAACCTGTTGCAATGGTGCTTGTGGCACATTCTTGACATCTAATGCCTGTTGCAAAGCAACGGCTAGTTCATCTGTGTCTTGTGGTGTCCAGTCAGAAAGTTGCTGTGCAATCTTCTCATTATTGCCTGCAACATTGTCTGCTGCCATACCGGCACGGTCCAGTAGGCGACGACGGTCGCCAGCCTTTGCTGTACGGGTTGTCTCAATTAGTCTTGCACGGACTGTGTTCACTTCAGTGAGTTTCTTGTAGCTCTCTGTGCTACGCCAGTTCTTCTCAATACGCTTGCGCCTTGCGCTTGCGACCACAGAGTCAACGGCATTATCGGAGTTCTGTCCAATAATAAACTCAACATACTTCTTGACTGCATACTCGTCAGAAATATTGTCAGCACCACGCTCAAGCAATTCACCGGGTGCAGTCATTTCCAATGTCTGCTTCATCTTGGCTTGCACTACTATTTGTCGCAACTTGCCAGTGACGGCATCATCCAAGTTGTCGCCATTTACAATGGCGTCCCATTCATCTGCAGTAAATCTAATGCCACGGAAATCAATTCCGTCTTTCAGATCTGCCAATGCATGCACAATATTTGCACGGTTCTGTACAGATTTATGGATCGGATAAGCGTCAGAGTTGATCAACTCGTTATATATGCGCTTCAATGTGGCACGGTCACCAAGTGCCATTTCGGATACGCCAGGCTGTACTGCTCGTTCACCTGGTTCACGTGCAACCAACAACTCTCGACGTGCAACAGTTCCCTGACCCGTCTCAATAAAGTCTTTTGGACGCATGCCAATGACTTCATCAATCTCATACAATCGAGATTCAGTATTAGTAATAGTTCTCTGTATATCGTCACGCAAACTACGTGATGCATGCAAGGCCGAGTCAATAGAGTTGTCTGCATGACTGTCAAGCGAATCAAGCAAAATGTTAATTACTGATTTATCAATGCCTTCAAAGTCAATGCCTGCATCCAAGAACTTGCGTCGGATTACTGCGTAACCCTCATCACCAGGTTTAATGTTTGCAACATCTGGCCCCAGACGCTTCATGATGTTAATCAATTTGCGGTTAGCCTTCAGCCAGTTATCAAATGTGGACGCATTCGTTAACTCAGATTCACGCAACACGCCACTAACTGTGGCAAGAAACTTGTCAAAGTCATTCACCCATGCTGATATGGTTTGCTGCGACTGAGCAGCAGACTTACGGAATCGTTGTGCAATCTTCTCACGTATCGCTGTAGCTGCCGCTTCATTCTGAAGCAACGCCCCATCTGCTGTTACAAGTTCTTTTCTGTTTGCGACCACAGTCTTACGATATTCGTCACGCAACTGCAGATTAGAGCGTCGCCACTTAGTGTAAGCCTTGCGCTCAATCGGTGTCATTTGTTCAAGATCATCTTCAAACGTCTTGACAACAGTCTTAGGACCAATCTTATTTAGTTTCGACCATTTGTCCATCTCCCGAACAATGTCATCAACAACTTCACGATCGTACTGTGTACGTCGTTGCAGACTCAATGGATGCGACTTGTCCTCAATGTTTCTAAAACCATACTTGGGATCACGCAACTGCTCTAGTCGTGCTGTGTCGCCAGACTTCAAAGCTTCATTAATTAATGGTTCGGCATTACGTTTAATAATTTCATCAATTACGTCATCACCAATATTTACACCATACGGTGCAAGTATGTCACGCATCTCAAGATACTGTTGCAAAGACAACTCTTCGTTCAACAAATCTTGCAGAATATATCCATCTTTATTCAAACCAGATTTGATGGAATCAAACGCTTGTTGCCACATGCCAAATCGTGTCTGCTTGCCATTAATCTTCGTTAATCCACGTGCACGATCATTAATCAATTGATTTATGCCAAGTGCTTGTTCGTTAGAATCCATCAATACAAATATGTATCTTGCAATATCCACAAGTTCTTTTGACTCTGCATTTGTCAAAGGTTCTTTCTTGGCTGCCAGATAAGCCAAGTCTCGATAAACCATTTCGGGTTTCATGCCAGACAAAGATTTCTTCTGTGCCTCGTCCCATCCGTAACGACTACTGTTCTTGCCTAAAGCAGTTTCAATAAAGTTCTGAACCTTGGTCTTAATGCCAACCTGTTGCTTCTCCGTCTTTACGATGTCGTTCAGAACATCGAATACTTTTCGTCCGCCGATTTCATCGTGCGCACCAAGTGTTGGCAACACGTCGTGGACGTCATTCATCTCGGAAAGGTCACGCTCAAATCGCTTAACACGTTCCATGTGTTCAGCCAGCTTCACACGAATCTGCTCAAGATTCTGTGACGTTATGTTCTTTGTCCCATCTGCTGCCTCACGGGACACGTCGTCCATCATGTTCTTAATGTCTGCAAACTCTGCAGCCAAACGTTCACGCTGACCAGCAATCAACAAGTAATTCGATACACCATCGACATCTGCTATCTGATCGTCAAACGCACGGAACAATCTAAGATACTGTTCATTCTTTGCACCAACATCGTCAATCACCTGTCGCAAAGCAAGATGGAATTCATCCAAGTCAGCCTGGTTCATTGTTCCATTTGCCAACGCCGCTTTGGCGGCTTCAAGGCTTCCGTACATTTCACGAAGTACTACATCAACAGCACCAACACCATTCTCCTGTGTAGTCGACAAGTTGCGTAAAGCAACCGTCATGTCATTCAACGCCCTTGATGGTGCGTCAACAAGCTTCTCTTTTGCGTACGCAGGGTCAATGCCAAGAGTCTTGTTCAAGAAGCTCAGAATCTCTGGATGCTCTGTAGCCAAGTTATCTAGCATGTCGTATGTTGACATCTGGTCGCTGTAACTACGAACATACTTTGCCATTACGTTTGCAATGTCTGTTTCAAACAAATCAAACGTGACACTTTCAGCACCGTTGATTCCATTACGTGCCAAAAAATTCAAGCGCTCCGCAGACATGTCCTCTGGTCTAAGAGTGTGACCAAACCATGTGTCGCCAGCCTTAAGATCTCGTTCCTTAAACACACTTGCAGTACGTGTCTTGTCTACCGGCTTGGCACCCTTGATGACATCACCAGCTTCATCAATAATGTCATCAGCCATTCCACCGTACATGATGTTGTCGGCACCTTCGTTGCCAACCTTCAATCGCCAACGCAATGCGTCGTCGGTTTCCATACGTGGAAAGTAACCCTGTTCAATCTTGCCCGGCATACGTCCACCAACAGCCGCAGCCCTATCCTGAATCAATTGGATAAATCGATTCAAGTGGCCACGCATTGTTGTGGCCGCAATAATGTCTTCAGGTGTCGCACCTGGAACGCTCGCTGGATCAGCGACGTTATCAAGCAGTCTGTGCATTGGTATTGTTGTGCTTCGTGCAACATCAACATCGTTCTCAATCTGTGCTGCAGCTTCATCTGCGTAGTCAGCCAGACGCATGCGCTTCAAGTCATCTGCTTCCACAACGCTAAGAGCAAGGTTGACTTCATCAGGTGACATGCCACCACGTGCAAGTCTTACACGGAAGTCTCGAATTGCATTAGGACCAAACTGGTCAATGCGACCCACGCCCTTAGGCGTAAGAGCTTCTTGCATCTTGCCAAGTAGGTTACTGTTAACAGCACCAAGCCTTGCGCTAACCAATCCACTTTCAAGTGCTTTGCCAATCGCCCCAGATCCTGGAACTTTTACACGACTACCAAAGTAGTAAACACCAGGACCTTTGATGCCAATATCATCTGCAAGCCATGGTGCTTGCCTGAGTGCTTTCTTCCCTTCGGATGCAATCTCTCCAGCAATACGGTTAATCTCTTGTGGGCTAATTTGACGTGAACCACTTTCAACCATTTGGTTCATACGCTTGCGAGAGAACTCTGCAAGTTTCTGTCTACCTTCACGACCAACTACAGTTTTGCCAATCACACTACGTGTAGCAACTTCAACCGATCCATCTGATAGTTGTTTTTTAACTGCAAGTTTTGCAAGATCGGCTGGAGCCATCTTTGCTAATTCTTTCGCACTAATCTTTACAACAGATTTAGCTGCAACAGTTCCACCCAACGTTGCGTATGTCAATGGGTCAAACAGCACGTCACCTAGAAATCCAGTGACTCGACCCATCCAACCCTTCATCGGGAACGCAGTTCCAAATCCGTATGAAGAATCTTTCGTTTGGTTCCAGAAGTCACCAAACGAACCCTTACTGTTTGGGTCGCTATCTAGTACGTCCACAAGTTCACGTAAACCAGAAATAACAGCACGACGTGGTGTGTCCAATGCTGTTAGTGGAACCAACAAATGTTTGGCTAGTCCACCAATCTCACCCTTAAAATCTATGTCAGTAGATTTCTCATAACCTAGTCCAGTCGGAGTGGTTCCAGACTTCTGTCGTTTTGCTGCAGCATCCAAGGATGCCAACAACCCATCAGTCGGTTTTACCGAACTGATTGGCGGCAATTTACTTGTTGTCTTTTTTGGTTTAGATAAACCAGTAAGTGCATCAATGATTGCTTTGTCTTCCTGGTAGTCAGACATTCCTTACTTCAGCATTCCACCCATTGCCGCTTGGCGTAAAATTGCATCGTACAATGGACTGCGACCTTGTGCTTCCAGTTCTGTTTGGATCTGTCCAGAAAGCTTCTCTGCATTCTTCAACTTGTTGCTTGCTGAACCAGTCTTACGACTAACCAAACTCTTAACGTAATCACCATAAAGATTGCTCTTCAATGTTTTTCCTTCATCAAGAATTGGCTTATTGCCAAGATCTTTCAACTCAGATTTTGCTGCGTTTCTTGCAAATGTAGGAATTGCTTCTTTCCATTGTGCACCACGTGCGGCACGAGCTTTACGCTCAACCTCTGGGTCACTCAATGCTTTCTGATATAAAGCATCAAGACGACTCTTGTCGTCGGTTACCATAATGTCACGATTGTATTCATCAGAGATTGGCTTCAATGCCTTGTCTTCTGCTGCTTGTGCTTCAGGCAATCCTTCTAGGATTTTCTGAAAAGCCTTTGGAGCAAACTTGTACATATCCTGTGGCTGATACTTAGCGTCATATCCAGGCAAGCCTTGCTTTTCAAATGGGTCTTGTTCGAGTTCAAGGTCAAGCATTTTGGCTTTAACACTTTCGTTCTCCTTAAACATTGCGTCCACAAGTTTGTCCCACTCTTTTGGATCAACGTTGCCACGAAGAGTCTTGTCCTTCTTGATGTCCCATGGTGCTCGTCCACCACGGATAGCAGCTGCTGCTTCAAATCTCGGACCAGCCTGTTCAGAGCCAGCCATAGAAATCATTGGTGCCAATCGTGCAAACAACTGGTCCTCGGTAAACTGTTGCTTAGGCTGGTACAGACCAGTCAGAAAAGCCAATGCTGGGTCAAAAGCTGCACTTGATGCATCTTTCTGACCACCCATGGCGTTCAGATACAATTGAAAAAGTTCTGGATCCATACTCTATAAACCTTTCGTTACACTAAAAACCAGTACGACGAGAAGCCAATTGCTCCATCACGCTTGGGTCTAAACCAAAACTCGACACCTGTGAAACAGCAGGAGCCTTAGCGCCATAAGGGTTCACACCCGCTGCAATAAGCTGGTCAATAATGTTCTGCTTGGCAGAGCCAGCAGCCTGTTCCTGCTCAAAACGTTGCATCGCAATACGTTGCCTCAACTCAGCCAAAGCCTGAGCCTGGGCATTCGCAGCCTGCGACTCAAACGCTGCTCGCTGTGAACCAAGTTGGGTTGTACCCAAGTTACGTGCCATCTGAGACTCAACCAAACGTGACAGATTCGATTGTTCCTGTGCTCCACCAAGAACACTAATCAAACGATTAAATGCGTCATTGCCTTGTTGGCCAGCAAGTTGCTCTGCTGCAATTTGTGCCTGCACATCTGCTGTGGGCGCACCATAAGCCTGCAGGTAGTTCATCGAGTCAGGAATCTGACCTTGCGCTTGGGCTGCAAGCCCAGCGTATGGGTTGGAGTTGTACTTATTCAAATACGCATCCAATGCGTTATAACCAGAACCCATCAAATCGGATGCAGTTTTATATCCACCACCAATATTGCTAAGTGCTGTTTTATAAGCACTATTAATATCTGCTCCAGCAGTTTTACCCATTGCATCAATCTGACCAAGCAACGTGTCAATGTTGCCACGATAACCACCAGCAAGTTGACCTTGAAGCAAAGCCAATGCTTTTTTCTTAGTTTCCTTTTCTTCTGCTGTCTCAGCTTGTTCTGCTCTCCACTTTGCCCAAGCAAGTTTGTCAGATGACGATGGACCAGATCCACCACCACCACGACCACCAAGATAGCTACCAAGACCACCGGTCATGTCAATATCAAGCTTGCCATCACCAAGAACGGTATCAATTCCATCATTCATGTATTGGTCTTTGTAAGCCTGTCTTTCAGCAAGAGTCATTGAACCCATCGAAGCACTAGGCAATCCAGCTTTTTGGGTTCCATATATTTCAGCAGAACGCTCAACACGGTCCAACGGACCACGTGCTGTAGTTGGGTCAAATGTTGGTACAGGTGCATACCTCGAAGTAGGTGATGTCGGATAAACATTTACTCGCTTATAAGCAGATGTAGATTTCTTCTGCGATCCCTTGTTTGCTTCGTTAGCCATGATTACGCTCCTGCTCTGTAACGCAATAGTTCCATTGCATCTTGTTCAATCTGTCTTGCTTTTTCCATCTCTAAATCACGTAGGTCATTCTGGAACATCTCGTCACGTTGACGCTGTTGCAAATCAAAACCAAGATTCGATTGCTGCATCTCACGCTGTGCTTCGCCAGTCTGTCTTGCACGACTCTTAGCAAAATCACTCATCGCCTTACGAAAAGCACCTGACTTAACGTTTGGTCCAACAAGTCCACGACGACCATACTGCGACACCACCTTCGGTGCTGCCTGCTCGAACTGTGTGTTCAGATCAGCAAACTGTCGTTGCTGACGCTGTGCGTCAAGAAACTGCTGGTACACATTCTGTCCGCCTGTGGTCGCATAGTTGCTCATCAATGAGCGACGACGATTCTCGTACATGCTTGGATCGTAAGCCATTATCTATTCTCCCTGTAATAATTCTTGCGTTGAGTCTGTTGCTGCTTAAGACTCGCAACATCCTTTTGCAACTTGACAATCTCATTCAACAACGCATTGACAATGCTACGAATAGCAATTGCGTCCACAGACGTGAGTGCTGATACAGCCGGAATCTGAATGTCGTTATTCATCCGCTAATCTTTCGTGTGTTGTACTTATACGAAATGCTGTCAACGCCCCAGTACAAACCAGTTGGTCCAGTAAACAACAACTGGATAGATTTGGCCAGTCCAAGATTTGATCCACGCATAATCTGCGCACCTTGTGCGACAACGCCCCAGTTGTCGACACCCCATTGTCCAGACCCCCACAACATACCTGTTGAGGATGGTCCAAGTGCAACGTTAAATATCTTTCGTTCGTTTCCATTTGCTTCTTCAAAGTTATGGAATACCTTAATGTTCACGGAACGTGCCGTGTCAACCTGCTTCATAATGAAGTCAGGTCGTCTAAACATTTTCTTTGCAGAATACGAACGACCATCAACCCAGCCGGTTCGATAGTAACTAGTAAAACCAAGTTCGGTCTGGTTGATAAAATCCTTTTCATCATCAAACAAATCAACAGAAAGCACTCGTGCTTTTGTCGGGTGAATCATGTAGTACCTTGTGACACCATCAGATGGAGTAAAGTCAGTTCCACCAATTGGTGCATAACCATCTGCTGCTTGATGTGCAACCCACGATCCACCAGAAATTGATGGGTCATAAATAAACGACACCGTAGGTGTAGTTGCATTAGTCGTCTTAGAGTATGGCAAAGAAACCCAGACTCGACGGTTTACGTAAGATACAGAAATCTGTTCATCTGCAGAAAAGTTAATGTGACCCAACGGGAACATTGACTTCAAATTCTCAAACAAGTCAACAATCTGGGAACCGTTGTAGTAGAACAATCCCTGTGGGTGTGAGTAAAAATACACACCAGTTTCAGATGCAACAACATAGTCATGACTTTGGCAACCAAGCTTTGCAGACAATTGCACAACCTGATGGTCATCAGAGTCATAACCATAAACAATAAATATTGCATTTGGCTTAAACACAATCAACTGTCCCTGAACGCTTGCTATTGCGGTAATGCCATTTCCACCACCATCAAAGTCTATATAGTCATCTTGGTCCCAGTTATCTGGGATTGATTCCAAAGACCAACGAACACGGTTGGGATAATCAACCCCAGCCTCTGTCGTATTGGCAACAAACATTCTGTTTGCATGCACAAGAATATGTTGTGCTGTTGGAATCTTATGCTGAGATGGCGCAGGTGAATTTTGCCAAGGATGAGGATTACTGCCAGATGCCGTAATGGCTGTTGCATACGTATCTCCAGATGACCAACGATACCCTCCGCTACCAGCAGTCCCCATAACCATGTACAACTGATTAGACCACTGTGCCATACAAGCACCATGAGTCTGAACCGGCACAACCGGGTTACCAGCAGAATATTCAAGAACCGTAAAATTCGCACCAGTAGAACGGTACACACGACTTGTGGTCGTAAGCATCAAGTTCGGTGTATCACCCTGAAAAGCAAACAGACGATGAGGCAACCAATCGCCACTCGGTATAACTGGTGTCGTGTTTATCTCACGCATAGCACCACGGCTAAAGATTCCACCACGTGGATCAATCTCCACGTTCAACATGTCAGGTGACTCGTTGCGAGCTAACTGAAACTGATCTGCTCTAAGATTCAGTCCACCAGTAAAGTCATCGAAACGTTCAACGGATACGTTGCTCATTGTCCAAGTGTTGCCCCAAGCGTCTGCAACCAGCGACGCATAGTTGGGTATTCCTTACCAGCAGACATAACTGCCGGACGGGCACTAGATGCTTTCATCAAGTCACGACGTGCAAGACCAACACCTTCTTCAAAGGAACGCAAATACATTGCAGAAAGTTCTGCGTCTTCCTGACGCTGATACACACGTGACAAAACAAAGTATGGCAACAATGCATGGAACCATTCATCCATGTCGATGTCATCATCTGGACTGTCTAGCCAGTCGTAAGATGGGTTGCGATACACACGTACCGTAATCGGATAAGCATTGTCTGGCTTTGGCCAGAAATGCATCTTGTCTTCCCAAATAGAAAAGAAATATGGTCGACTCGGAACATCTGTGTTCCCAAGCCAAATCTCTTCAGCGTCATCATAAGCGATCAATGTCATACGGCTTCCACTTGTGGATGTGTCCACAACTGAGATAATCTCACGAATATCGCCAATGTTCTCGATCGTGTACGATCGTGTTGCGGCCACAGTTGTCAGAGTAAATGTCTTTTGCAGATACGGCCAACGACGCTCAAGAGTGTAGATACGCTGAAAGCCTTCACGAGCAAACTGGTCAATAACAGAATCCGGTAGGTCTGCCTCATCAAGGTCTGCCATTGAACGGACCTGGCTACGCAACTGGTTCAGAGTAATCATTTAGTTGCTCCTTGGCTCCTTAGGTGACCGACGCAGTAGTCTGTGCCTTTGGCTTTTGGTCCTTCGCAAGTATCGTCATTTGCGATACAACGGTTACGCCCAATGTATGGTGCGCTTGCAGCGGCAATCTTTGCCCCCGCTACCGAGGCTAGACGAATACCAGATACTGGCTGTCCATAGTATGCATGTGCTGGCTGAGAGTTTTTAATCATCACCTCTAGGGTGATTTGTTACATCCCCCCAAGAATCTGGGGGGACATAACAACTTAATTAGCTTTGACGGCCAATTTTCTTTCCAGGTGCCTTGTAGCCCTTTGGCTTGCTTGCAAGAGTTGGATTGAATCCACGACCTGCAGTTGCTGCTGCTCCAGCCTTCTTCTTCGCTGCAGCCTTCTTGTCTGCTGCGGACTTGGCCATAGCTTTCTTAACTTGCTTTGCAGCCTTCTTCTGGTTTCCTTTTGTGGTTGATGCGCCAGCGGCGTATTCACCTTCACGGTACATTGCCATGATTATCTCCTAATATTTCTTCTTGGCTTTTGATTTTACTTGCTTGCCACTTTTACCTTTTGGGTAAACAGAGGTTTTCGTGCCAGCCTTTGGACTTGCATCCGCATGGCTAGAAAGAATTGAATATTTAACTGGCATTTGTTCTCCTTTGAAAAAGGGGAGTGGGCTAATAACTATTTGTCCCACTCCCCCAAGTCAATTGCAATTAAGCAGTCTTAGCTGTGAGCTTGCCTTGCTTAGCTGCGTTACGTACGGTCAAGTTGCCGTAGCACATGATAAGTGCATAACGAGCATCCTGGTTTTCTGGCTTCACAAACTCAGTCTGTGAGAACCACTTGCCAGAGTGACCAACGAGTGTCAGGTACTTGCTGTTCAAGAAGTACACAACACCGGCGGTGCAATGTACGTCGTAGGTTACAGGAGCAGCCTTGAACAACAGGTTCTGGAAACCAGCATCTGCCGTCTTGGTGTCGGTGTAACGCAACTGTGGTTGCAACAACGACTCATA